TGGTATATGAAGACCTAGTCGACATTATCGATGAGGATGAGCAAGTTTTGCCAGATTACGTTCCATCTGAAGACACACCGGCTGCTATTGTGGAAGGAAATTGCATTTCATTGGGTGATATTCTTGATCCTCCATATCCAAATGTGAGAACAAAAATTCACGCAACTCAAGTCATAAACAGAGTTTATCCAACAGAGATGGCCCCTGCAAAACTGATGCACCCGGAAAAGGTAGACGGTCCCATGTTCAAAGGAATCCAAAAACAATTCAAGAATGTGCCAACACTTGATGCAAGTATTCTGAAAAGAAGTGTCCTATCGTATAAACAACAATTAGCGAAATCAAAATGCAATTATTCAAATATGAAAGTATTGGATTTTGATCAAGCCGTCAAAGGAACTGATTCGGAATATATCAAGGGTATAAACCGCGTAACATCTGCAGGTTATCCTTGGTGTCATGAAAAATCGAAAGGCAAAACTCTTTGGTTTGGAAATCTTGAATGGGACTTGTATGGAAAGAAAGCTCAACAAGTCCGGAAGGTTGTCACTAAACAAGTCGAGGCCATGAAGCAAGGAATTGTTCAACCATATATCTTTGTTGATACATTGAAGGATGAAACATTGCCCAAGATGAAGGTTGAAATTGGCAAAACACGTGTTTTTGCAGCTGCTCCAATGGACTTTGTCATTGCATTCCGAATGTACTTCATTTCATTTATTGCTTTTCTTATGGAAAAACGTATTGATACAGAAAGTGCTGTGGGAATTCGTTGTCAATCTTTGGAATGGGACAAACTTGCAAAACATTTGTTGAAGTATGGTGATCATCACGTGGCTGGAGATTTCAGTAATTATGATGGCACTTTGCATCCTGACATTCTTTGGAAGATCTTGGAAGTGATTGAAGATTATTATCGTCAATCTCCAACCTACAAGAATGAGGACACGGTGGTTCGCAAATGCTTGTGGGAAAGTGTTGTAAATTCTTATCACATTTGTGGAAAGAGATTATACAAACTCAATCACTCACAACCATCAGGCAATCCAGCAACTGCTATTTTGAACAGTATGTACAATTCGATTGCATGTCGTGTCACATTCTATACTGAACGACCAGGAAATGAAGAATTCAACGATTGTGTTTCAATGGTTGCTTATGGTGATGATAATCTTCTGAATATCTCATCACGAGTTTCATCTTGGTTCAATCAGGAATCAATGACTCGAGCTTTTGCAACGTTTGGCATGATCTACACGGATGAAGAAAAGACTGGAACAATGACAGGTTTCAAGCCACTCGACAAATGTTATTTCTTAAAACGTGGTTTTGCTTTCGACGCTGACAATCGCATATGGATGGCTCCCCTCAAGATTCCATCAATCCTTGAATGCTTCAATTGGGTTCATGGTACCACATGGGAAGAACAGGTGATTGAACAAAATGCGCGAGCGGCTTTTGCGGAACTGGCATTGCATGATGAGGAAACATTCGACAATTATGTCCAGAGAATCAAAATGGTTTGTGGTGACGAATACGAACTCACACTCGTAAATCAAGACTATCATGATTATCGTCTAATGGTTCGTGACAACACACTTCTGACAAATCTGCCGGAACTCAACTGGGTATAAGCAAACCCCCGCCCGAAGGCATTAAACTACAGGTCAAATGAATCAATAGACCGTCCATTGGGTTGGGAAATAGAGTGCCTATTCAGGAAACCACACTCACGAGCAGTCCTCGAAACAAGGTTGATTCAATCCTACAAGCTATAGGCTGAGCGACATAGGATGTAAATAAAGCCTGCAAACACAAACACAAACACACACACAAACACAAACACACACTCACAAATTAATGACGCT